GTGCATAGCCGGTGTAGTCGGCTTCGTCGGCAATGCTTCCGGTTTCGGAAGGGTCAGCGGTGAACATTGCCAGATACTGCGTCGCGCCTGCGCGGTATGACGGGTCGAGACCGCGCAGTAGCACGTCTAGGATATCGGCTTCGGTGGTGTTGGAAAGACTCATTGGTTACTCCGCGTCGGTTTCGATCTGCGTGGTGCTGACGATGCGCCCCATGCTGTCTCGGGTGATGTCGGTGGTGGTTTTTCGCGTAGGCAGGTCCAGCGTGATTTCTGCCGGCGGGATGTTGGCCTCCAACTCGACCGTGACCTGGGCGGGCTGGATGGTGACGTTGGGGGCGGCGACGTGGATCACAGGCGCATCGGCACGTACTTCGGCAGGCTGCACATCAATCGTCACCGGCGTGGGCTGCACGTTGACATGCACCGCTGGCGCTTCGGCACGCTCGACATTGACAGTCGGGCCGCCGACATTCACCACAGGCGGCTCGATTCGTGTTTCGCTCTGGTGGATGTGGATTGCTGGCAGGGTGAGTTGCATCGGCGGGATGTCTCCCGCGCTGCGCTTACCCTGCTTTGGCGGCGTAGTCGGGTCAGTCAGTTCGGGATCCGCTGCCGGTTTGCCCTGCATGAACTGCAGGAATGGCAATGCGCCGGACTCTTTGAGTGCCGCAAAGTCGCTGCCCAGCTCGGCAAACACTTGCTCAGGCTTGTATCCGCGACGGCGTAGGCTTTCGCTGGGTGTCATCAGTCCGTACTTGATGGCCTCAACTTCCGCGTTAATATCTTGCTGCGGGTTGACGTAGTCCCATCGCGGCGTGGACCACTCGACGGCGGTATCGATCGGCAGGCCCGTAAAATTGGCGGCCTCGCAAAACCACTGCCAGATGCGGTTGAGCATGCGTGGCACCAGCACCGTCCATTGCATCTGTTCTACGTCACGGCGGAAGTCGATGATGCGGATGCGGGCGCTGCTGAAGTTGTCCTCGTTCATGTCGCTGGATATCATTGGATACGGCACGCCGATTCCCGACGCGATCAGGTGTAGCTGCCACTTGAGATACTCGACTGTGCCGCCTTCTGGCTTCGGATCAAACGCAGTCAGATTAAGGCCGGGTGGAAGCTCGGTGATGCCACCGGACGGCAATGCGCCGAGGTCGCCATCGGCGACTTTTGCCGCGTCCACGCTTGTCGCACCGTCTGACGGATTGCCCATAGCGTCGACGCTGGCACTCGCCAGCACGCCAAGGCGGGATTCGAGATTTTTACGGGCCAGCACCGCATCTTCGTAGAGCATCAGATCCCGCGAGCGGGCGATGATGGGTGCCAGGCGCGTGATGCCACGCATTTGTCCTGGTCGACGGGCGTCGAACAGATGGATGATGTCACTGGCGGGCACCAGCTTGCTAGCGACTTTCGAGGCCGATAGCGGGTCGCCGGGGTGCGATTCGAACAGCCAAAAGCCCGTGCAGCGGCCAAGCGCGTCGAACTGTTTCCCGCTGAGGATGCGTCCGCCACCAGCAACAGGCCCAATCTTGGCCGTGTCGATGTAGTCGGCTTCGAGCACCTGCAGTTGTAGAGGCACCGGCAGGCCATCGCTGGCCAGCCGCATGCGCTTGCGAATGAGCACTTCGCCATCTTGCTCCATGGCGTGATAAGCGAGGCGCTGCAGGCCGTAGATGTCGTGCAGGCCATCGGCATCGGATACCGGACTCCACGACTCCCACAGGCTGTTGAGTTGTTTTCCGAGGCGCTTGGATTCGGCGCGGCTCACGGGCTCGATGCCCGTGCCGATGGTGGCACTGGTCAGCGATTGTAGGGCGCGGGCGATGTATGGGACGTTTTGAACAAGCGACCGCGCACGGGCGCGCAGTTGCACCGCATCAGCGCGGTGGTCGAGGTTCGCCGACGCACCAGCGCGGCGAGGCCGCCAGCCGTCTTTGGTGTTGGCGCCTTCGTAGGCGCGGACTTGCCGCACTGGCGCTGTCGGTTTGGCGGCCGGCTGTTGGTGGCGTTTGCGCTTGGCCATCAGTCGCCCCGCAACGTGGTGAACGTGTAACGCTTTGTCGCGCCTTTGCGCGTGGCGGCAGCCGCCGCAAGCTGCGCAGCGACGTGGGCACGCGCCGCCATCAGTTCGTCCATCGATCGATACGTGATGCGCCGCCCGTTGAATTCCAGCGTCAGCGCGCCTTGCGCAATCGCGGTGTCCAACTTGTCGAGGTCTGTGCTACTGAGGGCCATGGGTTTATTCCACCGAATGCCCCAGAGTGTTGCTGCCGCTTCGTCCCATGTTTAGGCAAAATGGGACGAAGCGCATTTTTAGATATTTCGCGGCGGTTTCTTCACCGAATTTCCGCGAATTTCGGAACGAATCCGATAGACCGTCGTTCGCCCAACGCCATGCTTGCGGGCGATCTGGTCTGGTGTAAGGGATGTTTGCTCGCGAAGGTCGCGCTCAATCTGCGATCGCTTTTCGCTATTGATGTGCGGATGCGCCGGGATGTAGACCCGCTCACCTCGGTATGACTCACGCACCCGCTCTACCGGCACACCAGCCAGCGCGCAGTCGTACACGTACTGCACAAAATCGGGATCATCACCCATGCAACGGGATCGGCTGACGCTACTGAGTCGGTCCATTGTGGTCACCATGTTCGGCTGAATGTGGGCTTGCGGGGTGTGGGCTTGGCGGGTGTTGCTGATGGCTTGGCGGGAGACGCCGAAGCGGCCTCCACCACAGCTGGCTGGGTGGCGGTTTTGATGGGTTCGCGGTGGTCGTATTCGGGCAGGGGTTGCACGGTGCTGAATAGGTCGTCTGCAGGCTGCACGGCAGCTTCCACTTGGTCCCACCACTTGGCTTTGCTTGGGTGCAGCAGCCCGAGTCGCTCTTCGAGCCAGATGACGTAAGCGGCGCAGTCCTTAACTTCGTTTCGAGCGCGCACCTTGGACCAGCGGGTTTCTGTACCGCTGGCGGTACGGCGGATGGCGCGTACTTCCGAGGCCATCTGCTTGTACCACTCGTCCGACAAGGCGCGGGCCAAATGCACGTAGCCGGGTCCTGGTGAGGTGACATCGAGGCGGGACTGCAGACGATCTTTGGCTAGGTTGGTGCCAACGTTCCACAACGTTGGGCCGCGCTTTTCGATCTTCCCGTTCCACCGGAACGCGACCTTGCTGTTGCTCTGGTCGATGGATCGCTCGCGACCGCTGTACCCCTTGATGGCGTGCACTCGTAGGTGGCGCAGTTTGTGGGCGAATGCGTAGACGGCGTCAGCATGGTGGCCGCCAGAGTCGATGGCCCAGGCATACACGCGTTGCGGGATGCCGGAGACGTGCGGGTATTCGGTTGTTCGCACGAAGGCTTCGACTTCATCCCAGAACGATTGCAGCGCGGGGTTGCCGAAAATCACCAGGTGATCAATGGTCCACATCTCGCCACCACGACCGAGGCCCCAGATGGCAACTTCGACGCGGTTGTCTTGGGTGTCGATAGCTGCCAGCAGAAGCAGGCAGCCGCGCGGCATCAGGCGCAGTGGGAATGGCTCGGCACGTTGCTGTAGCTCGCTGGCGTCGGTGCGCTCGATCTCGCCCTCCCAGCACTCGCCCAAGGTCGTGTTGTGGAAGGCCTGCATCTTGGTGGCGTCACCTTCCTGCATGGCGGCATGTGCGGCCATGAAGTCGGCGACAATCTGCGACCACGCCACGACGGGGCTGTAGGCTGTCCAGACATGCAGGGCCACATGCTTTGGCGTGGGGGCTGGCGTTCGATCTGGCAGCTTGAATTCCCCGTCTGGATGCAGCCAAAGCCCGCCGTCTTCGCTGACGAACACGCCTTGCTCGGCGACGTTGAGGTAATCCGCTTGGCTGGCCAGCGTGCCGCAGTGCGGGCACAGGTGCATGACGGTCGAGGCGTCATCGTTCACCCATTTGAACCCGTGCGGAACGTCTTTCCCGCCCCACGTCAGTGCGTGGCGCTGGCCACAGTGAGGGCACGGCGCCTGAAACGTCATCCGCACATCAGCCAGGGCGAAGCGTCCGTCGATCAGCGAGAAGCCCTTCAGCTTTGGCGTACTGCCAAGCACGCGCTTTGGGAACGTCGCGCCCTCGGTGCGCTTGAATGCCAGGGTAATCGGGTCGCCCTCTTTTTCAACGTCGTTGTCCATGGCGTCGACTTCGTCCAGAAGGGCGTTGTCGATGCTGATTCGGCGGAAGTTCTTTGCGGCCTTGGCGCCCTTGATGCGCAACAGCGAGCCGAGGAACCGCTTGCTTTCGAGGGTGTTGTCCTTGTGGCGGCTCAGGTACTGCGGGAACACGTCACGCATGACGGTGATGTCGCGCAGCATGGGTTCCAGCTCCGACTTGACGAAGTCGACAGCGTCGTCATCAGTGGGCTGCCAGACGCACTGGTTGCGTCTGGTGTGGTGCGCGCTGTAGCCAACGAACGCCAGCAGGATCTTCGTGTAGCCGATGCGGGACGACTTCTTGAGGTTAACCTCGACCACGTCATCGTTGGATAGCAGCGACATGATGGCGCGCTGGAACGGCCACGGGTGCCAGCGTTGTTCGACGTAGCTGGATTCGGCCGACAGGTAGAAGTGCTCACGCGCCCAGGCATCCAGCGTCATCGGCGGACGCATGGCCCATGCCGACAGACCACGCCGCGTTGCCGAGGCCACAGACGGCAGGTAGTCGCTGGCGTCGATTGGATGTGCGTCGGCAGCGGTGTCGAAGGTCACGCGGCCTCCGGTTCGTCGTTGACCAGCGCGGCCTCGGTGGAATCGGCGCTGGCTTCGTCGTCGGCCACGTCGAGCGAGAGCGACATGGTGGCGACGGAGTTCAGCGCCTTGCCGACGATTGCGTCGATGGCCTGAAGGTCGGCAGCACCGATCTGCGGATAGCGTCGGCGGACCTCGCCCTTGATCGTGGCGAGGATCCGCTGGGCTTTGGTGCCGGTTGTCGCCAGTACCTGCTCCAGCAGCGCCACGGGCGCCAGCTCTTTACGCGAGACGGCGTTCTGCATCTCGATCTTCTCAGCCTGCGCACGCGCCAGCCGAGCGCGTTCGGTTGCTAGACACGAATCTCCCGCTGTTGCGCGACCTGCTGCCTCTTCGCGCAGTGCGCGGATGTAGCTGATACGAAATTCCGACAGGCTGTACTTTTTTGCGACAAACCCGAGTTTTGTTTCCCACTCGCGAATTGATCTATCGGACAGGTCTAGGTGTATGGCGGTATCTGCCTGTTTCGGATGCGCTTCTTTTTCGTCGATGACCGATCGCAAGTGCGAAACGTATCCCTGCACGAGCGCGGGCACTGTGTACCGGTTTTTGTCTTCCCGCAGGATGATCCCGTTGCGAACCATCGCATCGAGCTCGGCAGGCGCAACGCCGATCAGACGAGCGGCCGTGTCGTGCGTGATGCCACCTTTTTCGCTCATCGTGTCGGCGTCCAGTCATCGCAGTCGCGAGAAAACGAACGGATTGCATCAAAATAGGATTTGTGGTGCTCGTACAGCCCAACATCTGCAGTAATGCACGCATTCTCTGTTCGCGGGTTGGTGTTGATGTTCGCGCTTGATTCGACTACCCATGCTCTCGACCCTGACCGGCATAGAAACACTTTTGAATGGTTTCGGAAAACCGCGACACGACCGCCGCAGACCTTCACGGTTTCGAGCAACGCTGCGTATTCCTTCGGGTAGCTACCGGGAAAAATTTCGCCAACGTAGGCGTCTATCTTTTTGACTCGCCCATCTGCCAACCAATTTTGTAACCGTGAAACATCGTCAAGCGCCATACACCATGTGCTGAACGCGACGTAGTCCATTTGATGATTTTCGACAAGGTGTGCCAGATAGCTCATCGCATCTATGTCACCACTGCTCAACACGTGCCAGGACTCCCCGTCAGCGATGTCTGCAGGCAGGATTGTCGACAGCATGGATTCCGATGCGGCACGTCGTGCAATCGTTCGTGATCTTGTTACGTGAGCTTTTGCCGTTGCCGCAACCCCTTCTATTTCCGCTTCAATATCCGGCATTGACTCTGCTCACTTTCAGCGGCGGTGCGGCCAAACGCTGTTTTGCCAAGATCGAGGTCATTCAGCTTGGTATCAACTAATGCCATCGCAATGGCATAGTCCTCGATGCTTAACTTTCCACGCGCAA